CAAAGATATCAGGGTAAAGATGATTTAGGTGGTATTTCATTCCCTAAATCAAATATAAATTTTACAACAATTAAATTCGGGTTCATAAGAGATTTCAAATTCTTTAGTTTGAAGTTTGATACTGACCCACTAAGAGGTTATTCACAATTGGGTATTGGGTTGAATAATTTTTAATGAAGAAATACATATTAGGGTTTATTTTAGTAATGTTTTGCCAAATTGTAATGGGGCAAACATATACACAAACTTATAAGGACAAGTGTACTGGTGAAATTAAGGTTGCCACTACAACAATGGTAAACGGATTTGCAACTGTATCATTCTACAATCAGGTAAGAGTATTCTCACCAACCGAAGTAATGGCGGGTGCAGTTAATATTTGGATTACTGCAACTTACGCAGCTTTCAACACAATGGCATGTCCTACGAATGTGGTAGTTCAACAAACGGTACAAAACACAGTATCACAGGCAGCAGCAGCGGCAGCAGCGGCAGCAGCACAAGCAGCAGCTGATGCGGCAGCAAAAGCAGCGGCAGATGCGGCAGCAAAAGCAGCGGCAGATGCGGCAGCAAAATCAGCAAGTTCATCGGCTAGTGCATCAGCATCTTCATCGGCATCAGCGGCAGCAAGTTCATCAGCAACTGCGGCAATTCCACCTCCACCAACGGCACCTCCACCAACGGCATCAGCCCCTCCACCGGCTTCAAGTAGTAGTTCTACCCCACCACCGGCTTCCTCATCAGGAAGCAGTAGTTCTGGAGGTTCTGGAAGCAGTTCTGGTAGCGGTTCATCTTCATCTACGGAAACAAAGACTGAAACCAAAACGGAGACTAAAACTGAAACGAAATCTGAATCAAAATCGGAGAGTAAATCGGAAAGTAAGACTGAAGAAAAGAAAGAAGAAACTAAATCGGAAAGCAAAGAAGAAAAGAAAGAAGAATCAAAGTCAGAGGAGAAAAAAGAGGAGAAGAAGGAAGAATCTAAAGAAGAAAAGAAAGAGGAGAAGAAGGAAGAAAAGAAAAAAGAGGAAAAAAAGAAAACAGTAGCAAATCCAATGATGATGGCATCTGATTTGGCTGGTACGGAAGATGTGGAAGGTAAGTATGCTGTAATGATGAGTGTGGGTGTATCTAAATCTTCATTGATGGGAGATAAATCATATTCAGCTACCGCACTTATATGGAGTACCCTAAATCAATTTGCTTTAAGTGGTGGTATTACAAAGATGGATTTTGAGAACGGACAATTGAACGCAATACATTCATACGGAACTACATTTGCATATCTTAAAGGAACTATAATGAATCTTAACGGATACACTTGGATTAAACCTCACCCTAAATACGGAACATTTGGATACAATGTGGGTATAATTACTTTAATGATGGAAAATGCAGTTAGTGGTGGATATGATGTATCGTTAAGTACATCAGCAGTTGGATTTTGGATGAAACCATATTCTTATAGTAGAAAGGTTACCCTAACTCCGCAAGTATTCGTAATGCAATCCCCATTAGCTTGGAATACTGTGACTGGGGGAAGTACTGTTAGTAGAACACCTGGCGCAATGGTAGGACTGGGATATGATTACAAATTAAGTAAAAGATTTGGATTTTCAACATCTTATAAAGCGGCAATGTCATTCGCACCTGAGTTTTCTTTATTGAATAACTTCCAAATTGGTTCAAAAATGATATTTTAGAATAAATCAATATTTATACACATAAATCAAATATATTATGAAAAATTTGTTGAACTTTAAGAATATAGCAATCGCAGTATTGATTATATTCGTTTTATTGGAGTGGTTTAACCCAGGTGGAGTTATGCCAGGTAAGAAAGTATTCATAGCTGGTAAAGCATATGAAGTAATTAAGCACGAAATTGATACGGTTGATATCGTTAAAACTAAAGTGGTAACTAAGAAAGGTGAAGATATCTACCATGAAACAATCGTAGAGAAAGAAGTAATCATTCCAGCGGTTATTGATACTATGGCTTTATTAAAAGACTATTACTCAAAAGTATTATACAAAGATACATTAGTTTTACCTGATTCATTAGGTATTGTTGCTTTAAATGATACTATCTCACAAAACAAAATCTTAGGTAGAACTTTCAACGCAAGTGTTAAGCAAAGAACTATCAAAGAAACTACAATTGTAAAAGAATTACCTAAGACTAAATTATTTTATGGTTTAGAGGGTGGATTCAACAAAGCAGATTTTGTAAGTTCAGTAGGAGCTGGTGTTTTAATCAATACTAAGAAAGATAAGATATACCAATTGGGTTTAGGCGTTACTAATCAAACAACCGATGGTACAAATGGTGGATTTACTCCATACGTTAGAGGTGGTGTTTATTGGAAACTTAAATTAAAGAAATAAGATGATAAAATTAATGGGTATTGTAACTGGAAAACCTAAAGTAACTGAATCTTTAGATACTAAACAAATAGTAGCTAAGATAGCTAAACTAACTGATAGAAATGACCATACTGGTTCTGTATTAGAATTAGCAACATTTTTAAACGATACAAAGTCTGTTAAGTTATTACAGGCAATTCAAACAATACATACAATAGAAGGTTCAATGCCAAATGAACTTATCAAATATAGAAGTAGTATCCTAAAAGATTTAGTTAGCAAAGTTAAATCAAAGTATGGTTCTGATGCAGCTAAAGAAGTAAATGGAGCATTTTAATAATAAATAATATGATAAAACTTACTCAATTAAACGAAGCATCGGAAATAAAATTCAAAGAATTAAAACCTATTCAACAAAAACAGGTTGTGGCATTTCAAAAAGTAATTGGTGCAGACCATTCTCAAATTTTTGCTGGTATTCACGGAATGGTTGTAGATATTCCAGCAAGAGGCAATTTTGGAACTGGTTATCGTTTTGGAGCTGATACTCTTAAAAAATTATTAGCATTAAAAATTCGTTGGGTTGAAGCAGATGGTGATGTAATTTCAATAGGATTCTAAATGAAACTTTCAGAGTGCATAATCGTATCTAAAGAAATTAAAGATAAGTTTATCCTAGCTAAAAATAGAGATAGGGCTTATAATCCTTCTTTAGAAATTGTACATACTATCATTGATGGTGTGGAAGTTGCATATCTGCACGATTTAATAACTGATTGGAGTGAGGGTTTAAACGAAAATGGAATTGGTGTTGTAAACTCAGCACTATTAGTTGGACACGATGAAGCTGAAGCTAAGCTTGTAAAGAAAGCTGGTAAACCTGGACCTGATGGTGATAAGATGAGAAACATCATTAAGCAACCTACTTTAATTGATGCAGTACGAGCTGCACTATCATATAAGGGTAAGAGTGGATTGTCTTTGAAAGGTCATACATTTGTATCATCTACAAAACATATGGTTAGTATTGAAACTACATCAAAGCATAAGCCTGATGTTAAACTTCAAAATTCTGAATCACCTGTTGTTCGTACAAATCACGGACACATGTTCACCGATGCTGGATATACAAATGGTGAAAAATATCTAAGTTCAAAATTGAGAAAGATATCAGCTGAGAAATCAGTTGATAAGGTAGAAGATTGGAAAGCAATAGCACAAGCTATGAGAAAGGAATACTTTCCAAAGAAACCTCAATTGAATATGAAAAGAGATACGGAAGAAATGTCTACTTCTTCGCAAACGGTAATGAATCTGACAGACCGTATATTACAAATAACTTACTTTAAAGGTAAGGTGGATGAATTCAAAGGTATTAATAGACAATTGCCTGAAGGATATCAACCAAAGATTACAATCGAAGTAATCCCAATTTAATTTCAACATTTTAATAGAACCATATTTATATACATACAAAATGTAAATATATTAATATGTCAACAGAATTCGAATTATTCAAAGGTAAATCATTAAGTGGTCTTTTTGAGGATATCTATAACAACCAAGTTTCTAAAAAAACAAAGATTAGTGCTCTAATAGAGGAACTAAAGAAAATGGTTAGACACGCAGGAGACATGGGAACTTTGGGTCCTGTTATTGGTGGACTAATTGATAGTTCAGTTAGGAATGATGACCAATTAGTTAAATTAGCAACAATAGCAACTAAGATTATAGCGTCTGAAAAGAAAACCGAAGGACAGGAAGGATTCTTATCAGCATTTGAGAAAGAACAATTACTTAGAGATTTGGAAGATACTAAGCAGGAAGTTGAAAGAGTTGATGATTTGGAATTTGAGTTAGATGAATTAAAAAAGAAAATGAAATAATATGGGATTTAACGATAGAATATTACATAGTAACGCATCTGCAAAAACTAATATAAATCTAATACCCAAAAATACGGGTGTAGTATATGATATTTGTTTAGATGATTCACATGAAATAGCTAAGCAAACTAAAGGTGGTGGAGCATTTATAGGGTCTATTAGATTTAGAAACCCGAATAATTTATCAGCAGATTCATCTCAATTATCAATAGCGCACCCAGCTGATAAAAATTTTATAAACATTCCTCTAAAGAATGAAATAGTAAAAATACATGAAAGTGATACTGGGCAATACACTTATAGTAGAATTGGTAACGAAGCAAATCCATCAATATCTGCAAATTCAAATTTAATAAAAAATAAATTTCCCGAAAAACCACAAGCACAAAATACAGCAAAAAATTATAAAAGCGTAGCTATTACGGGAATTCCAAAATCAAATAAAGGAGATTCTGATTTATATAGTGGATTTGGTAAATACTACAATCCTCAAGAAAAACTTCACAAATTAAAATTATATGAAGGTGATTCTTTAATACAATCTAGATTTGGTCAATCAATAAGATTTTCTGGGTTTAATAATCCAAAAAATAGATTTGCACCAAATATAATAATTAGAAATGGTGAATCTGCTGATAATAGAAAAAAAGAAGAAAATTCAAATGTTGAAGAAGATATTAATAAAGATGGTTCAATAATAGCTTTAACATCTGGAGAATATCAATTAGGATTCATACCGGGAATAGTAGATGAAAAGGGTAAGGGTGATTTTCAAACCAAACCGGAATCATTTGAAGATTATCCAACAAAATTAATTGGTGACCAACTGCTTCTTAGCTCAGGTAGAATAATACTTTCAGCAAAAAATGCAGAAATGTTATTTTATTCAAAAAAGAATTATGGATTTATATCAGATGGTTCAATGTCAATTGATAACAAAGGTGGTATTGATATAAGTGTTGGTGATAATATTAATATTATAACAAATGATAGGGATATAAACTTTGTAACTGGAAATGGTACAATGTTTTTTGGCAGTGTGGATTTAGAAGCTATGGTTAAAGGTGAAACTTTAGTAGCTTTATTAGGTGAGTTGATTGACGCAATAGGGCAACAGCAATATTTAACACCAGCCGGTCCATCTGCACCAGGCCCAATAAACGCACCTGATTTTGGTATGATTAAATCAAAATTGAATAGTATTTTAAGTCAACGAAATCAATTATCATAAGATGTCTTGGGTAACATTTAAACAAAATATAATTAGATTAAGTGAAAATCCAAATGCAATTGGTGATATAGATTTGGTAGCTAAGACATATGCGCAAGAATATGATGCTTGTATAAAGAGGGGAACTGATACTATTAGTATGGCAAGTGTAAAGCAGGGTAATGTGGAAATGATGAAAACCTTATTTAAATTTGCATTACAACAAGGACAAGTATCACCACTACCATATGATTTGGTTGGTGCTATGGGTAGTGGTGTGATTGCATATTGGAGCTCGGCAGTTTTAAATGAATTTCCAATACCAATAATACCAGCACCTGGTACTGTTGGAAATATTGGAGTTTATTATAATATGGTAATTAGTCCCGGCATATGGAAGCCTGCATTTATAATCCCACCTACAACTACACCAAAAACATTAGTTGATATTTTTGTATTTTGGGCACAACAACATTTAGCAACAGTAACTGGATTAATTATTACAAATTCATTATATCCTCCACTTTCCACACCTGCTCCTGGTGTAATAAATTGGACTGGATATAAAGTTCCCAATGTTACTGCTAGACTAGGTGCACCCACTTCAACTATGTTATTTGGTGGTGCAACCGTAGTCTATGATGGAAACACATTATCACACAAAGGTTTCCCAGGTTGGCATAGTGGCAATGCAGTTGATATTTTTACAAAGATTGGTACACCATGTTATACACCAATTGGTGGCATAATAGAAGTAACATCAGATTATGGTCCTACTGTAATTGTTAAAGATGGTAAAAAATTATTCGGAGCGGGAATTGTAATACGAAGTGAAGATGGTAGAAAAATTTATATGACACATTTAAAAAATATGCCAAAGAATATATTAACGGGTGGTGGTAAACCTATTTTAAAAGGAACATTTGTAGGCGAAGTAATGGACTTTCCGGATAGTAGTGCTGACCATTTACATATAGGATTTATAGATGGTACTAGTTTTAAAGATTATATGTTATTGGATGGTAAAGGAACATTTTTGTAATATAATCCCAAAAATACTTAATTCAAATATTTATAAACATAACAAAACAAAGAATAGAATATTATGGACATGGATAAACTATTAGAAGCCATTCAAATTCTTGTTAAAGAGGAGCTCAAAGAGCAATTACCTGCTTTAATTAAGGAAGGTGTGAAGGCTGAAATGAAAAAAATGCTATCTGAAACAAAAGTAGCACCAAAACCACAATCAAAGGGTATTTCAATGGCTAAGGCTATTTTGGAAGAAGAACCAATACAAGAATCAGTTCAAACCAAAACAGCACCAACAAAACAATACAGCAAAAACCCAATGATTAACCAAATACTAAATGAAACCAGAGGTGGAATACCACAAGGTGATGGTGGATTTAGAACAATGAATTTTGGACAAGGTGATATGGGTTCAATTGTAGGTAAAACTGCAATAGCTGAAAAAATGGGATATGGTGAAATGACTAAAGGACCTTCTCCAACTGGATTGGGGGTAAATACTGGAGTAGCTGAAATTGATAAAGCATTGAATAGAGATTATTCTGAACTTGTAAAAAGATTTAAAAAGAAATAATGGCAATAGTATTAGGTAGTAAATTGGTAAAAGATACAGAAAAGTATAATGATTGGGCCATTGGTGTTGTATTGCCTATACAAATAGGTAATACTGGATTTAATCAATCATATACAACTGCTGTACAAACAAAATCAAATATAAAAAATTTATTACTTACTAAGAAATATGAAAGATTAATGCAACCAAATTTGGGAAGTGATTTGCAAAAAGTATTGTTTGAAATGAATGATGACAGTTTAGAAGAAAAAATAGAAAATGCAATAAACAATTCAATGGAAACTTGGTTACCATTTGTAACTATCGAAGATATATCAGTAGAGCAAACAAATGAATTGAAAGATGCTAATCAAGTAAATGTTTCTTTAAAATTTAGAATAGATAACAGTGTTAATTTGGAAACACTATCATTTAACGTTCAAGCATAACAAACATGGCAATCAATACAATAAATAAAAATTTTAAAAACAAAGGTAAAGATATTAAATACCTTAATAAAGATTTCTCTACATTTAGAGCTAACTTAATTGAGTTTGCTAAAACGTATTTTCCAAAAACTTATTCTGATTTTAATGAAACATCACCTGGTATGATGTTTATTGAAATGGCATCTTATATTGGTGATGTATTGGGATACTATATAGATGATACTTTAAAAGAATCATTAATGCCGTTTGCTGAGGATGAAACGAGTATGTTAGCATTAGCACAATTTTTAGGGTATAAGCCAAAAGTAACATCTCCTGCAATATCTACATTATCTGTATATCAATTAGTACCATCAATAGGAAGTGGATTTAATAATAGGCCTGATTCAAAGTTTTATTTGAGAATCAAAGAAGGTATGGCGGTACAATCACCTAATGGTATAGAATTTAGAACAACGAATCTTGTTGATTTTGAAGATGCAGCTGATAGAGAAATAACTGTATATGAAAGAGATGCAAATACTGGTGAACCTGTATTTTATTTAGCTAAAAAATATGTACAAGTAATTTCGGCAGTTGTAAATGAAAAAGAAGCATCTTTTGGTAATTATCAATCTTTTCAAACTATTGATTTGGAAGATACTAATATAATCTCTATATATGATGTTAGGGATTCTAATGGAAACAAATACTATGAAGTACCTTACTTAGCACAGGAAATGGTATTTATTGATTACCCAAACACAGAAGCAAATGACCAAGAATTATATCAATTCAAATCAACTGTACCATATATTTTAAAAACAATTAAAACTGCAAAAAGATTTACTACAAGAATAAATCAAAATAGTACAACAACAATTCAGTTTGGAGCAGGTGACCCAACGGCAAGTGATGAACAATTGATTCCAAATCTTAAAAATGTTGGATTGGGTTTACCAAATTCTATAAGTAGATTGGAAGAATCATTTGACCCAACTAATTTCTTAAAAACAAAAACATACGGAACATCTCCATCAAATACAACAATAACTGTAAAGTATTACGTTGGCGGAGGTGTTGCATCAAATGTATCACAAGGACAATTAACAAAAATATCTGGAATTGAATTTGATGATGATATATCGGCATTTAATGATGCTGATAGAATAACATATAATACTATAAAAAACTCTGTAGCTGTTGATAATGAAATTCCAGCTACTGGTGGTAGAGATGGTGAAACATTAGAAGAAATTAGACAAAATGCATTAGCAAACTTTGGTGCACAAAATAGAGCAGTAACTGCAAAAGATTATCAAATTAGAGTATTATCATTACCTTCAAAATATGGAGGAATAGCAAAAGCATACGCTGTTGCTGATGGTACGTTAGATAATAATTCACCAGCGTCTATATTAGCATCTCCAAATCATTTGCAAGAATTTACTGATTTGGTTATGAGTTTTGTTAATAAGCCAGATTCAGAAGAACCAACAGAAGGAAGTATAAAAGAAGATATTACTAAATTTTTAATTGGTAAAACTGCAAATGAAAACGAAAAAAATAATCCATTTGCAATTAATTTATATTTGTTAGGGTATGATGTTAATGGTAATATTACTAATCTCAATAGAGCAGTTAAAGAAAATCTTAAAACATATTTAAATGAATATAGATTATTAACTGATGGTATTAATATTAATGATGGGTTTGTTATTAATATTGGTGTTGATTTTGAAATAGTTGTTTTTGGAAACTACAATAAGAGTGAAGTATTAACAAACTGTATAGTTCAGTTAAAGGATTATTTTAGTATTGATAATTGGTCATTTAATCAAACAATTAATTTAAGTGAAATCGAATTACTAATAGCAAATGTTGAAGGAGTTTCATCAGTTCCTATGGTTAAAATAACAAATAAGTGTTCTGGTAAATATTCTTCAAATTCATATAATATAGAAGCGGCAACTAAAGATAAGATTGTATATCCATCGTTAGACCCTTCGGTTTTTGAAATTAAGTTTCCTGATGCAGACATAAAAGGCAGAGTAAAATAATGGCATACTATTTTTTAACAGCATCAAAAGATGCATCGGTTTATTTACAACAACCAAATCAGAATACTGGTTTGGATGAAATATTGGAAATAAGTAAAGTATATTACGGAAACATTAAAGATGTATCACATGCGTTACTTAAATTTGATTTAGGATATGTATCTGCATCAATTTCTAACAATAGTATTTCAATGAGTTCTGCAGAATTGATACTAAAAGAAACTAAAAGTGAAGAAATTCCATTAGATTATACTATATTTGCAAATGCAATTTCTGGAAGTTGGGAAATGGGTACTGGTACTAGATTTGATAATATATCAACTCAAGGTGTAACTTGGAATTATAGAGAGGGGGATTCTTCGTTGGAGTGGTTACAAAATAACTTCCAATCGGGAACAGAAGCAAGTACTAATAATGGTGTTGGTGGTACTTGGTACACAAACTATGCAGCATCTCAAACATTTAGTTATCAAACGGCAGATATTAATATGAATGTAATATCAATACTAAGAGCTTTCATAAGTGGGTCTGTGATAAATGATGGTATTATTTTAAAATACTCAACAGCAAATGAAAGCGATACTGCAGATTATGGTATATTAAAATTCTTTAGTAAAGAAACTCACACTATATATCAACCAAAAATAAGAATTGGATGGAATGATTCAATATTTTCTACTGGTTCATTAACTCCATTAACTGCAAATGATATTAAAGTTGGTGTAACTAATTTGAAAAAGGAATATAAAGTAGGTACTATTGCAAAGATACAACTATTTGGTAGAGAGTTGTATCCACCAAAAACATTCTCAGATACATTTAATTATTCAACTTCAAAATATTTACCAGCTACAACTTATTATCAAATAAGAGATTACGCATCGAATGATATTATAATTCCATTTAGTGATTATTCTAAAGTTAGTTGTGATTCTAATGGAAATTATATAAAAGTTAATTTTTCAAATTGGGAAGCTAATAGAGTTTATAAAATAGAATTTAAAGTAGATAGTGGTAGTAGTATTGAATACTTTGATAATGATACTACATTTAGTTTAGTTAAAAATTAATAATGGCAAAAACTGGATTACAAAATGAGCAATTAATAAGTGAACTTTTAGTTAGTGGTTCAATGGCAATCACTACTAAAAATCCTTTTGGTGTCCATACTTTTGAACAAACTAATAATGATGAAGGTGTTATTTCTGGAAAATTAATAAAGCCAAAATATAATGAAGTAGAATTAGTTAAGTCTATTGATACTAGAATTTTTGAACTATTGCCACCAGAACCACCACCATTTGATGATAGAGTTCCAAGACCAATATATAATGAAGCAACTCAATCGGTAATTGATTTAACTGCACAAGTAGTTGTTTTAAATAAGACAGTTTTGGATTTAAGAGCAAAAGTGCAAGATGTAGAAATAGTTTCTGAAAGTTTAAAAGTACAATTGGATTTAAAAGATTTAAATTTAGCAGCTGCACAAAACCAAACTGGACAACTAACAACAAAAATATCAAGTACAATAACCGAATTACAAAACTCTATACAAAAAGGAACTGCTGAAGCGATTCAAAGAGTTTCTTTATTTGCAAGGAATCAATCATTGGAGCAAGAGTTGAGTGCGTTAAGATTAGCGGTATCAGCAAAAGAGCAGGCGTTAGCAGCTGGAGCAGTTTCAACTGGACAATTGGCAAGTATATTATTTGATAAAGGTGACCCAACCAAAGCAACCACAGCAAAAATGATTGGTATGGATTATGGTGCTGGCGCACGTGGAGTATCAGCTGCAACAGCTGGAACATTTGCAGCTCCTGGTAATGATTATTCAAATACATTTAGAACATATTTTGAAGTAATAGCATCATCTGATTTAACTGGAAAAAAGGAAATAAGTGTTGATATTAAATTCACAGGAGGTGTTAGTCAATCTATTTGGGATTTTGGATTCGCATTGCCTGTTAAACTAAAAGCTGGGGAAACTAAAAGATTTGAAATGAAAACGCCTTCAGCATATTTTAAGGGGTTGAGAGGTTCTTATGGTGCTAGTACATTCTCTGCATCAAAACCATCACAATATGATTTTACATTTAGTATAATAGTATCTGATGGTACTAAAACTGAAAATAAAGATTTCACTGTACATATATACAAATATGATTAATAAATAAAAAATGGCCATAAAAACATTCAAAGAAATATTAGATAACAAAGGATATCGAATTGATTCAAATGATAGAAAGATATTTGAAAATGGAGATATTCAGTCATTTTTTGGATTAGGGCAAAATGATTCTATTGAAGTAATTATATATGATATAAACGATAATCAACTTCCACAAAAAGATGGAAATTTGGTTAGATACATACCATTAACAACAGATAATATTAAAGATTATTTTTTAATAGCAGAAGGTACTATATTTCAAAAGTATCAATTACCAAATGAATATTTTATAGATGTTGAAAGACTTTTAAGAGAAGCTGGATATAATAATGGTAATTTTAAAACACAAATATCTCTTATTAATAAAAGAGTTGGTAGTGAATTAAATAATGATAAACTTTGGATATCCGAAATATCACCATCTAGAACTGAAGTTAGATTATTTCCTATAAGAGATGTAAATAATATAAATAAAGAATTGGAAGATAGATTTTCTTTATTTATGATGGGAGGTGAATTTAGAGATGATACTATAAATTCTTCTTTTTCTTTTGTAGAAGCAATTACACCAACTACAATAAGTTCATTTATGAAAAGAAAGTATTCTGAAAAGTGGTTGAATAAAATGATTGGTGAATTTAAAATAAAAAATTTTGATACATTTATAACAACAATACATAATAAATTTTTAGAAGCTTCAACGTATGAATTTACAAATAGGATATCTGATTTAAAAAACATAAATTATGGTAAACCAAATAATAAAAAAACAAAAATTGAATTATCAAAAAGTGAAATTATAGAAATTTGTAAAAAGATTTTAGTTAGTACAATAGAATATTATTTATCAAAACAAGATATTAAATCTGCTACAACATTTGATTCTGGTATAAACGAATCTATGGATGAAGTTGGAAAAGTATTGCAATCATTAGAATCAAATACAACAATAGATACTTCATCTCCTGTTATAAATGAGGGAGTATCTAAGCAACTAACACAAACAGATATTGAATTAGAATTGGAAAAACAAATTAAAAAAGAATTGCCAGAGGAAGAAAAAGATATTGAAATAGTAACACCTGATGGTGAACCAGATTATATACCACCAGCTGGTGGTGGGAGTGGTGGAACTGGGGGTGGTGGGGGTGGCGGTTTCTTAGATGATGGTTATGATGGAAATGACGGTAGAATTAGGTCAGATGATGGGCAGGCTAAAGCATTAAAATAAAAAAATGAGAGCAGTAGACGATATAATAATTGATGACGAAATTGTAACCGGAGGTGGTGGTGGTAGTATAACGTCTGCTGGTAGTGGAAATGTAATATTAACAAACACACCAAATACTGTATTATCTAATCAATCATATATTATAAATGTAAATTCAAATGTAAACGATGCGGATATTATTGTAAATGGTGAATCTGTATCTAAAAAAACAAACAATTCGATTACAATAGCAATTAGTGATTTATTATTAAATGGTGATACTGAAATTATATTAAAAAAAGATGGATATGTTTCGAATGAAAGATATGTAGTATCACTAGTAGCAAATCCAGATTATAATAGAAATCCAAATTATAATACAGCAGCTCAGGTATTGGGAAATAATAGTGGTATGGATGCTGAAAATCTTTATGCTTCTTTACCAAACTCTCCAATAGCTAGTTTAGAATATTCAAAAGAATCATTATATACCATAGATATAAAGCATTATATAAATGATTTTAAACAATCATATAAAACTTTTAGTGATGGTCAATATTCAAATAATATTTTATTTAAATTAGAAAAACAAATAATACCAGACGAACCACTATTAAAGTTTACTACAATTAATTTAGATGGTCCTGAGGGGTCTGTTGTTGTAATACCAAATATAGAAAATTCCGATGGTGTATTAACTGCTGGTGAAAAAATAGTATTAAAAAGTGGAAATAATAAAATAGCAATACCAGAAGGAAGTAAAGCAGTTATACAATCTGCTGATTTAAAAAATTATAGAGTTAAAACTATAAATGTAGAATCCGATACATATAAGCCAAAAACTGTAGATGCAAAAACAAACGAAGAAAGCGTATCAGTTACGTTTGATTTAAATAATGCAAATTATAATATTAGTGTTATTTCTGAAATGTTTGTAACAAAAATAGTAACTAAGCCAACAATAGCATTAAATAATTCTGAACCAAATAGAAAATACAATTTAAATTCAAAAGCAGATTATCCAATAGGATTATCTAAAAGTACTGACACATATAAGATTACTGCTTATATAAATAATCAAACATTTGTATTTTCAAATTTAGATACATCACAACCATCCTTATTTAAAAGGAAAGAATCAGATGCATCCAAAACCGCGGTAATTATTATACCTGCTAAAGCATTTTCTACAATTGGAAACTATAAATTGATATTAGTACCATCCGATATAGATGGTGATGGTGATAAGCTTGAATTAACAATAAATGTCAATAGTGAACAATATGTTGGTGTTCCTGATATTAGAAATATAAAATATCCATCTTTATTAAAAGGACCTGATTTTGTTGGAACTGATGTAAATTTTGCAATAAGTTATGAATCTGTAAATACGGATTATGTAAAAATATATAAAGTTGGTAGCGATAGATTTATTAGAGCAACTGCAGCGGGATTAGTAAATTTAAATTTTCAAGAATTATTAAAATTAGATGGTACTCAAGTTTCCGAAACTGATGATTTAATAAATATTACTTTAAAATTAGTACCTTATAATGAGAGTGGATATCAAGTTGTAGTTGGTAAAGAAGAATTTATTAATATTAGTTTTGATAAGGGTGATTTAACTATTCCTAGAGATGTTGCTATTAGTAGAATTGCTGATGGATTTATTTCTCAATTTGATTCTACAATATTTGAAAACGAAACATCGAAGTATTTAACTCATTTATTACATATTGGTAATGGTGATAATAAAGTAATTACAACTTGGGTTGGTAGTGAAGGCTCTTTAATATTAAAATTATATGAACCATTAGCAACATCGGTACAAACAAATCAACAAGTTTGGATTTCTAAATTACAATCTCAACCAATAGTTGAAACGATAACTATTAATGGTATTGATGAAATATATTGTCATCCATTAAAAGGACCTAATTTCACATTAGAGCAAAGTAATGGAATTGCTTATCAAGTTTACGATGATTTAATAGCAAGTGGTTCTACTACATCAAATGATTTAGTAACTAGATTTTTAGAAAGTAGTGGTATAGATACCACTAAATTAAATATACAATATGTAAGTGGGTCTAATTACACATTTTCTAATTTTACAAACTTTAGCTCAGCTGAAGAGAGAGTAAATAACTTTTTCTATAAAGTAGAATTGATAGAAACTTACAAAGAAAAATATGAAGGTTTAATATCACCAACATTTATTCCACCATACGGCGCATTTGATGGTGGATTATTAACACAAGATGGTTATCAAACAATTACCGAAGATGGATTGTTTGACATTCAATGGGAAATTGCACAATTTGCTGGTGTATCGCAAGCTGGCGAAGCTAAAAAAGTATTAAATGCTATAAATTCTTTAATAAAAGGATTTGACGGATTTGAAAGATTTTTATATTCATCTACAAATAATTTAGCATATCCAAAAACAGCTGAAGCTAATCCTATAACTGGATTGCCATACTATAAATTAAGAGCAACTACTAGTTCTCAAGCAAAAGACTGGTATTATAATTTAGTAGATTTATCATCAGAATATGATAAATATAATTCAAATTATTTAGTAAATAATATACCTGAATTTATAAAAGAAGATTCTGACAATACTGATTTTTTGGTATTTTTGGATATGATAGGTCAACACTTTGATATTCTTTGGGTGTATATAAACAATTTATCAAAGACTAAAGTATTAGAGCATAAGCAAGTAAATGGATTTTCAAACAATTTGGTTCATTCTTTATTAGAATCATTTGGTTGGAACGCTAAAAGAGCATTTAATTCAGAATTAATATGGGAATATGCATTTGGTACTAATAAAGATGGTTTTCAAAAATATAGTATGCCATTGGCAGATGCTAATGATGAAGTATGGAGAAGAATTTTAAATAATTTACCATATCTATTAAAGCATAAAGGTACTGCTAGAGCTATGAAAGCTATTATGGCTTGTTATGGTGTTCCGCAATCTATGTTGACAATAATGGAATTTGGTGGACCTCAAGACCCAACAAAAGGTGGTAGTTCGCAATTTACATTTGATGATAGAACGGCAGCAATATTATTAAGAGAAGAATCCAGTGTAATAGTACCTTGGCACGCAATACCTTCTACATTAGAATATCCAAATTGTATTGAGTTTAGAATAAGACCTTCTGGTAGTATAGATAATGTAGCAACATTAATATCTGGAAGTGAATTTACTTTAGATTTAGTTAATACAACAGGTTCTTTTTATAAATTAGAATTAAATTTTGGTGGAAATGATTCAAATAGTACATACTTTGAAACAGGTTCAGTATATGTTGCACCTGAATTAAATGGAGAATATGCATATGGGCCGGATTTAAAAACAGGAAGTTTGGATTTTCCATTATCAAATGAACACTATTCAAATGTAGTAATCAATAGACATAACAATCCAGATTCATCTTCTTGGTATGAAGTTTGGTTAGGTACATCAGATGGCAATAGAATTATAACTTCGGTTAGTATGTCTATGATGTATAATGATTCTCAATGGACAGGGTCTACGCCTAATTTACTTATTGGTGGTAAGGGATATGCTGGTGAATTTGATGAATTCCGTTTTTGGAAAGTTCCGTTACAAAGAAGTAAATTTGAAAATCATACTTTATTCCCCGATGCAATCAATGGAAATGATTTTGATTCATCTACAAAAGATTTAATGTTCCGTTTGGACTTTGAATATCCAAAAGATAGAACTGTAACTCAAAATATAGGAATTAAGAATGTTGCTATAAGTGATACATATGGTGAACCATTTGCATCAGCAAGTAATATGTATTCGGCTTCAACATATCCATATCAATACGCACCATATGATAGAACTGTAACAGCTACTGTACCATCTTTAGGATTTAACTATTCTAATAAAATAAGATTTGAATCAGCATCATTAGTTGGTGATTTATCTTATAAAACAAGAGCAACTAAAAAAGCATTTGATAGAGCTCCAATTGATACAAATCGCTTAGGATTATTTTTCTCTCCAATTAAGGAGTTGAATATGGATATCTTAAAAGCATTTGGTGATTTTAATATTGATAACTATATTGGCGATCCTGGTGATGAGTATAAAGATACATATTCTCAATTAGATACTTTGAGACATTATTATTTTGAAAGACTTGATAATAGAGATATCTATGAATATATAAGATTAATTAAATACATTGATAAATCTTTATTTGAAGTACTTTCCGATTTAGCACCTGCTAGAACAAATATAGTTAAAGGTTTATTAATAGAACCACACTATTTAGAAAGAAGTAAAACTCGTTGGGATAAACCAGAATCATTAAGAAATGATTTTGAAACTTCAATAGATACTAATAAAAATTATATATTAGAAAGTGAATCAATTCCAAAGGATGCGTTATTAGATGCAACTGATGTGGTAACACTTATAAGTGATGTTAGCAGTGAAGAAACTACAATTGATGCAAACGATGTAATAACATTTGAAGGAAGTAATCCTAATTATGATACTACAATTGATTCAACTGAAATAATTACATTTGAATCAAGCGCTCCATTCTATGATACATTCATTCAATGTCCTAATGGAGCAACTTTGACTGGAGAAGCTGATTCATTTACATTTACTGAAATTGGTATGGATAAAGATTCTTTAGCAAATAGAGGATTTGGATTATATGCCAAACATGGTACTGGTATAGTTAGTAACTATGAACCATTATTTGGAAATTATCATCCAACTTCCGGAAGTAGAAAAAGTATTTTCTTAGTAAAGGAGCAATATAGTCAAAATGTAAATACGTTAGTAAAAGGATGGCCAACTAATGGAGCTCTTTTAGGAGAAGCTCAGAAATATGAGAAAGTAGCAGTTACCAAATACAAATATAAAGTTTCTACACTTAATTGGAGTGGAAGTATATCTATTGGTAATGAAGTAGTTTCGGTAGAAGCATTAAACGGATATTTTCCAACGCATTACAAATATAAAAATAACTTGGGTGAAGGTATGATTCGTTCATTTTGGAAAGGTTCTACGCAAACAATAGCAACTACACCTGATGGTTTAGACCCAGTTGAAACATTTACTACTAATCCTAATATTCTTAAAGTGGCTAAGACTGGTAGAGGTAGTGGTGAACCAATACTTGAGGTAGATTAATTGGAAAATAAAAATTAGTTATATTTATAGAATATAGATAAAAAACAATATCAAATGGCATATTTAGATAACACAGAAATTACAGTAGATGCAATTCTTACCAAAAAAGGAAGACAAAAATTGGCATCAGGTCAATCTAAACATTACAAAGTTTGCTTTGGGTGATGATGAGATTGATTATACGCTTTACGAACCAGCGCATCCAAAAGGTTCTGCATACTATGATTCAGCAATCAGAGCTATTCCTGTGACGGAAGCATCTCCTGATGAAACTCAAGTATTAAGATACAAATTAGTTACCTTACCAAAAGGAACTACTCAAATCCCAACTGTTAAATTGGGTGTACCTCAAATTAATGCAACTCAATTAGAAGGTGGTGTGGGATTAACTCCAACAACATCTCCTAATGGAAATCAAAATGCTGGATACACAATGGTATTAGCAGACCAAAGAGCTGGTACATTGACTGTAACTGTAGCTGCTGGTTCTGGTACTACAAATATATTTTTGGGTGATGAAATTACAACAACTGCACAGGTAGTTACTGGAAAGGAATTTAGATTTACTCCAAATCCAAACTTAACAATTGATGTATCAACAACAATAACTGTATTTGGTAATGAAACTGGTGGCTCTCAAACTATACCTGTCATTATAACATACAAACAATCTGTATAAAATAAAATAGAAATAAGAAAATGGCACAAATAACAAACCCAAATATAACTTCGCAGATTGCAGCATTGGCTAACACTGGTACAATTGATTCAAATGCGATAGTACAATTATTAAATTCAGCACTTCCAGCTACTCAGCAAATTGCAACTACTGGAACTACTGGTACAGGTCTTTATAAAAGATTTGGTGAATTTGATAAAGTAAACGCAAAAATAGAAGTAGTAACAACTGGATTATGGAGTAATGATTCTGGTTCATTAACACAATTCTTTACATCATCAAATCAAGTAGCATCTACAAGTGGTAAATACTATTGGAATGTTTATAATTTAGACCCTAGATTAAGTGAAGTAGAAGATATTCAATTTGCAATTGCATATGGACATGTTGATGGAAGTGGTTCTGTTTCTTTACAAAATAGTGATGAAGCATTGTTACCATCTAAAGCAACCTACGCTCAGTATAAATCGATGTTATTAGACCCAACTCTTTCTAAATTCCAATTTGATAATAGTTCAGGAATTGCAACTGATGCAAATGGTATCTATATAATTAACTTCTCTAGAAATAGATATAGAGAAAAAATGGACGCTGGTAACTGGTCATTAACGGTATCTGGTTCTAACGGATATTTTACATTAATTGATAATAGTGGTAAGAAATTTGGTGATACTTTAGGATTAAGTGGTAACGTATTTAAAGTAGTTTCTGGTTCATTGGAATTAGGTACTCAAAGTGAAGCAACAATTAAAAATACAACTGAAACTTCAACTGGACAAGGATACGGAGCATTTTATCCTGATAGAGGTATTATAGTACTTAACGCAGCAGCAATAGGTGGATTAGTTGGAACTGTTAGAGATGGTGGTGGTGCTAGTTTGGGAAGTGTAACTGGTAACCTATCAATATTGGCTGACCAAAGTAACCACAAATTATTATATCACGCAATTAGCGCATCGTATAATCCAGCAGCTGGACAAGGTGATTTCCAAGCTAGAAGAACTGAAAACGTATCAACACAACACTTCTTTGTAAGAGCAACAAATAGAGAATTTAACTATTCTAATAACCCTACTTACTTAGCAGCAGATGGTACATTTACTGAAACTTCATTTAATACTGACCCACAAACTTACATTACAACTGTAGGTTTATTAAACGATTCAAATGAATTAGTTGCAATAGCTAAGACTTCTCAACCAATTGTTAAATCTTTTGATAAAGAAGTTTTAATTAAAGTTAAATTATCATTCTAATTTAATTAGAAACATAATAAAGAGAACCCCCTTCATTGGGGGTTTTTCATTTAATCAATATTTATATACAAATCGGAAGACTACATGATTAAAGAAATTCCAAAATCTGATATTATAATTAGACCTATGAAGGTCTATAAAGAATGGACATTGGATGAGAATGATATATATCCAATTTTCGGTACAAGGGGTGCCAATACATTAATTGATATTGATAATGATGATACAAGTCATGGTTATAATCAAAAAGTAATTCATGCATCAATAAAATCCCAATTTTACACAAACCCATCAACAGCATCTATTTTAACAGAAGTTGGATTACGAAAATCATATGCATCAACCGATGAAAGAATTTTAGAAGATGATATAGCTGTATTTTCTATCCCACAAATATATTATGGTGAGGGAATAAAAGTTGGAACTGTCGTATTGGAAGATGAACAATTAAGTAGAATTTATACAGATGATGGATATTCAAACCTTATTGATTCTGGTAGTAATATTAAAGGAAACATATTTTATGATAGAGGATTGGTTGTAATATCTAAAGATATAGTTAGTGGTTCTGTATTATCTCAATTTACTTTAAATTTTCGTTCAACAAAAACAATATTTGAAAATGAAGTATTCATACCGGTATTAGAAAGTGAGTTTAATTATTCACAAAATCCATCAGCTGTATATGAAGATGGTGGTAGACTTTACACTCATATAATGCAAAGGCCGGGTTCTACAAAAATTGGAGATTTGGTTACATCATCGTTTTATGATGCTGGAATTAAATGGGTAAAATCCGCATTTCTTCAATACGAAGCAAGTAGTTCTTTAGACCAAACTGGTTCATTTTTAGCACCATATATTACTACAATTGCATTGTATGATAATGAATTAAATATGGTAGCTGTGGCAAAATTACCACAACCAATTAAATCTTTACCTGATTATCCGGTAAACTTTATTATTCGTTTTGACACATAATGTTATATTTATATAAAGAAAACAAACAAAAGATATGTCTAAAATTTTAGAAACATTTGAAAAAAAACCACCTACAACAAGTAAAATTAACAGTAAAGGCGGAGATGTTGAGCCAATAGGCGCTGATAATGCATATAAACCATCCAAAGATTTATCTAAAGATGAAGTAAAGCTTAAAAAAGCAAGAGGTGGGGATTTGAATACTACAAAGAAGTATTCGGATATGGTAAAAAAGTAATTAATGAGTTGGAAATTTAATGGAAATATTGTTACAGAAGAAACCACACCAGAAGGTGCGGTTGGATTTGTCTATAAAATAATTGATAACAGAACTGGTAGATTCTATATAGGAAAAAAATCTCTATCTCAAACCCGTAGATTGAAACCCCTTAAGGGAAAGACTCGTAAAAGGGTTGTAAAGAAAGCATCTGATTGGGAAAAATACTATTCATCAAACGAATGGATTAAATCGGAAGTAAAAGCTGGAAACGCTGAATATTTTGAAAGAGAAATCATTCAGTTTTGCTTTTCAAAGAAATCCTTATCATATTACGAAATTAAATGGCAGTTTCATTACGATGTACTTGCCAACGAACAAGCAATAAACGAAAACCTTATGGGAAAATTCTTCCGTAGGGATATTATAAACTAAAGTTATGACAATACCTGAAATCGCACATAAGTACGGAATCTCCGAAGCTTATTTAAACGCAAAAGATGATGCACTTCAAATAGCAGCTGCATCTTTAGTAGACCTTAAAGGAATGTTGGAAGCAAACCAACCAAAAGCTCCAATTGCAGCAAAAATGCAGTTTTTAGCTGATTTCCTTTACGATGTAAAGAATTCCAATCATTAATTTGGATAATTCCCAAAAAAGTTGTATATTTGTATAGAATATACATAATATGCTATTTGGGAAGAATAAACTAACGGTCATTAACATTTTAGACACCACATTAGGTGTAGGTTCATCCTTAAAGGGAAATGAGCAGGCTCACCATTGTCCATTTTGTAATCACCATAAGAAAAAACTTCAAGTAAACTTAGATACCCAAAGATGGCACTGCTGGGTATGTAATTCTAAGGGTAGGTCAATCCAATCCCTTCTTCGCAAACTCAATGTAGATATAAGAGACCTTAATAGATTGAAAGATATCTATGGTGAGGATGATTATACACTAGTTGAGAAAGATGAGTATGTGGCTAAGTTACAATTACCATCAGAATTCAAACAATTACACTTCAAACCAAATGGATTCCAACCTGAATACAATCAAGCTATTAACTACCTTAAAGAAAGAGGAATTACCCAAGCTGATATCGTTAAATATAACATCGGATATTGTTCTGATGGATTATACTTTGGCAGAATCATTGTACCTTCGTATGATGAGAATGGTGACTTAAATTACTTCGTAGCTCGTTCATATTACAAAGAAGAACGAATGAAGTATAAGAATCCACCAGTTAATAGAGATGTAATTGTGTTTGATAATCAAATCAATTGGAACGAACCCATTACTTTATGTGAGGGTGTATTCGATTCATTCTCAATTAAAAGAAATTGTATTCCTTTGCTTGGAAAGTTCTTATTGAGCAAATTAAAGAATAAGATTATAGATAAAGGTGTTAAAGAAGTAACTATTATGTTAGATTCAGATGCTATTGCAGATTCAACTAAACATACTGATTACTTTTTAAAGAACGGAATTAAAGTTCGTAACATTATACCAACTGATAAGGATGCTGGTGAAATGGGATTTAAAAAAGTAAACGAACTCCTAAAGGGAGCAAAACAAACTGGATGGGATGACTTAGTTCTATCTAAATTAAACAATATATGAAAAACAATCCAAATATAAAAGATAATAGATATAAGGATGGTGTAGATGCTGGTTTAATGAGCAAATTAAAAATTGCATTACCATTGAAATCAATTGAAAATGAAAAAAATGTCAAGCCACCTATGAGTATGGGTGAAAAATTAAGATTAAAAGGTTTGACAAAGTTAAATAAAAAAGAAGCAAACGAAATACGAAGATTAATAAATAATAAAATGGAATTGGTTACATCTATTCTAAACGATAAGGGATATGATGTAGTTAAACGAAAATAATATATGAGGTTAAAGAGAATTTATCACATTGCGGATATACACATCCGTAACATAAAAAGACACAAAGAGTTTAGAGAAGTATTCTACTCAATGTTCGAAGAAATCAAAAAGAGAGGAACGGAAGATTCCATTATCTACTTAGCTGGTGATATCGCTCATGCTAAATTGGAAATGAGTCCTGAATTGGTAAGTGAGATTAGCTGGTTGTTTACTGAATGTAACAAATTATGTCCTACTATTGTAATCGCTGGTAATCACGATTGTAATATGAACAATTCGGACAGAATGGATGTACTTACTCCAATTGTAGATGCATTAAAACTACCAAACTTAACTTACTTAAGAGATACGCAGGTTTATGGTATTGGTGGAGTTGATTTTGCAGTATTCAGTATATTTGACAACAAAGACAATTGGCCTAAAGCTGATACTCTATTTGGTAATAAGAAGATTGCACTATTTCACGGACCTGTTGATAACTCTACAACCGATGTAGGATATGTAGTTAGTAGTAGACACTTCACAACTGAAATATTTGATGGATACCATTTAGCCTTATTAGGAGATATTCATAAAAGACAAGAGATGATATCACCAAGCGGATGTAAGGTGGTATATGCTGGTTCTTTGGTACAACAAAACTTCGGTGAGACATTAGATAAGCACGGATTCTTAGTTTGGGATTTAGATACAATGACCTATGAGGAAGTTGATATCCAAAACGATTATGGATACTATACTTTAGATGTTGATGGTGGCGTTGTGCCGGATGTAACTGATATGCCGTTGTATCCTCGTTTAAGAGTGAGGATAACTAATACGGATACCGCAGATACAAAGAGAATGATGGCGGACATTACGGCAAAGTATGGTGTGGAGGACTTTACAATCATTAGAACGGATACATTTAATAAGAAGAAAACCAACGATAGAGAAGCAAGGTTGGAAGTAGACAGCATAGCTGATATAAACCATCAAAACTCTTTAATCGGTGAGTATATTGAACGTATGATGCCATTTGTGACAAAGGAGGACTTAGCTGGAATAGAGAAAATAAATCGTGACATTAATAGTAGAATACAACCATCAGAACTACAAAGAAACATAAGCTGGAAACCAATTAAGTTTGATTTCAGTAATATGTTCTCATACGGAGAGAGGAATGTAATCAACTTCGATAAGATAAACGGACTGATGGGATTATTCGCACCAAATGCACAAGGTAAATCATCCCTATTTGATGCAATCTCATTTTGTTTATTCGATAAGTGTAGTAGGGCTTACAAAGCATCTGCTATTATGAACAATCGTAAAGCCGATTTCCATTGCCAATTAGAATTCTCCGTAGATGGAGTTGTCTATGGTATTCGTAGAGAGGGAAGAACAATCAATAAGGGAAAGAACGTTAAAGTGGATGTGGACTTTTGGAGAGAGGGAGATAGTGGTAGAGAATCACTTAACGGAACGGAACGTAGGGATACCAACCAAGTTATTGAAACCTATGTAGGAAGATATGAGGATTTCATTATGACGGCCCTTTCACTACAAGCTAACAACGCCCTATTCATTGATAAATCACAATCGGAAAGGAAAGATTTGATGGCTCAGTTTATGGGCTTGGATATATTTGATAAGCTGTATGATACTGCTACTAACGATATCAAAGATGTAAATGCACTTATCAGAAATTTCAGAAAGACCGACTTCACTTCGGAATTAGCCCAAAAAGAAAACGACTTGAATTCAAAGAGAGAGGAGTATGATAATTTAGATGCTGAGAAGTTAGAATTGGAAATTAGAAAGGGTGAGTTGGATGAACAAATAATAAATCTATCCCAACAAATCATTCCAATACAAGGTAATTTAAACATTGATACTCTAAATTCAAAACTTAAAACAATTGAGGGTGATTTAACAACTTGGGGTGGTACTAAAT